AGTTTCTGAAGAAACAAAAAAAGCAAAAGAAGAACAAGATAAATACAATAAATCGATGCAGGATTTGAATCGCGAGAGACAAATACTGCTAGAAGGCGAGATGGTTGGTAAGCAAACAGAACTTAATGATGTTTTGCAAGAACAAAATAAACTAAGCGAGAGGTATGTACAAATACAAAAAGAACTCAAAGTCATTGAACAAGGTAGAATGCTATCGGGTGTTCAAGCAGATGAAGCACGAGAAGCAAGACTTCGCAAAGAATTACAGAATAATACACTTCGAGTAGAACAACTCATCAATGATGAGATAAAATTGCGCAAAGAAATTAAAAATCTTGATGATGAAGAACAAGCAAAAAAACAAGCGCAAACAAAAGCAGAAGAAGAAAGACGCAAAGAAAGACAACAACAACGTGAAATAGAACGTCAACAAATTCGCAATTTGACTCAAGAATTGCAAATGTTACAAGCGGATGAAAATGACAGAGCGTTGCTTGGTATTCAACAATGGTATGAAAATGTACGTCGTGAATACGCAAAAAATCAAGAAGCACTTCTCATACTTGAAAACATTTACAACTACAAGCGTCAAGAATTACGAAATAAAGATTTGAAAGATGCAGGTCGTGGCATCGGTGAAAAAATCAAACAAGAAGTTCAATATCAAGATGTAATTCTAAAAGGTGAAGAATATGTATATCGTAAGAGATACACAGACGCTGAGAAATTCAAACTCTTCATCCAAGTCAATAATACAGAATTGATACAACTTGCAAAAGATTTCTTTGATGTTAGCGCAGAACTCGCTGAGACTTTTGCACGTAAAGATGAAGAGTCACAAAAGAAAGCGTTTCAATTTGCTAAAGCGATGAAGATAGCGTCGACTATTATGTCAACTATTGAAGGTGTACAAAACGCATATAAGACAGCACAAGACTCACCCATCACTACTATGTTTCCCGCGTATCCTTACGTACAAGCAGGACTCGCCGCGGCTTTTGGTGCAACACAAGTCGCTAAAATCAAACAAACAAAATTCACTTCACAAACTGCAACTCAACAAAGTGGTCAAGGTGTACCACAAATGAGCGCACCTCAAACAACAAGTTCTATTTTACAACAAGGAGGCGGTGAACCACTGACACAACAACAACGAGTATACGTACTTGAAGGTGATATAACACGTACGCAACAACGTGTATCGAACAATCAAAAAGTATCTATTGTCAAATAACGCTATTTAAGACTATGAATCTACCAATCTATCGACTAGACATCAACGAGTTTGATGAAGAAACAGGTATCGACTTTGTATCGCTTGTTGAAGCACCTGCCGTAGAGAGAGACTTTCAAGCATTCAATCAAGAGTTTGTAGAACCTAAAGCAAACGAAAGCGAAGAAGACTTTATCGCTCGTTGCGTACCTATGCTCATCAATGAAGGCAAAGACAATGAACAAGCCGTTGCTGTTTGCTATGCGATGTATCAAGATAAACAAAAGTTTTTTGAAGATTACCCACAAAGCGCAATAGACAACGCTCAACGTGGTATAGATTTGAACGAGAAAGTAGACAACAAGTGTGCAACTCTAGTGGGTAAAGCAAGAGCAAATCAACTCATCAATCGTGAAAACTTGTCTCTTGAAACAATCAAGCGTACTTACTCATACTTGTCTAGAGCAAGAGCGTACTACAACGCAGACGATAACGAAGCGTGTGGTACAATATCATATCTCTTGTGGGGTGGTGACGAAATGCTACGTTATTGCGAAAAAGTTCTCAATATGAAGAGTGAGAAATTTGCTATACAAGATGAAGAAAAAAGAATTGTTTCAGGAGTTGCTATGGTTGCTGATATGCCTATTTATCGACGCGATGCTGTTCGTGGTGAATACTATGTTGTGTTTGATAAGGATTCTATTTTCAAGATAGCAAAAAAATGGGCAAGGTCAAACAAGTACGATAGTGTCAACGCTCATCACAAAACACCAATCGAAGAAGGTGTATCTTTGTTCGAGTCTTACATCGTAGATAGAGAGAGAGGTGTGATGCCACCTAAAGGGTACGAAGACGTAGCAGACGGCTCTTGGTTTGTGTCTTACTTAATCGACAACGACGATGTGTGGGCAAAAGTCAAAGCAGGAGAGTTCAAAGGATTTAGCGTCGAAGGTGTCTTTGATTTTGTAAGCGAACTAGACGAAGACTTGCAAGTCATAGAGCAACTCAAGCGCATCTTGTCTCAATGGGATGGTCAATAAAATTGCAACACAACAAAACAAAATATATTTTACTATGATGAACGCTAAAGAAACATTAAAACAAGTCCGTACTTTATTAGGATTTGAAGAAGAGACTAGCATTGCTTTTGAGAGTGCTATGTTGAAAGATGGTACTATCGTCAAATGGGAAGGCGAATTGAGTGTAGGTACAGCAATTTTGATAGAAACTGCTGAAGGAGATATTCCTGCACCTGACGCAACTCACGAACTCGAAGATGGTACTCTTGTAACTACAATCGATGGCAAAGTAACTGAAATCGTTAAGCCTGAGATGGAAACACCTGAAGTAGAAATCTCTGTTGAAGCAGAAGAGTTCGCTACCGTATCTCATTTCAACGAAGTAGTAGAAAGTCTTGAGAGCAAGATTGCTCAATTGACTGCTTCTATTGAATCGCTTGTAAACGAGAGAGCATCTCACAAAGAAGCAATGTCAAAAGTTGTAGAATTGGTTGAGAAAGTAATTGATTTGCCAAGTGATGAGCCTACTAAAAAACCTCATACTCCTAGCAAAGTTGAGTCTCAATTTGAGAACTTAAAAAAATTCGCTAACGCATTAAAAAAATAAACAAACAAAAATAAAAAACTATGTCTTTCGTTGTATCTTCCTTGAACAATTACACCAACGAGCAGTCAACTGACTTGTTGGTAAAAGCGTTGTTCGGTTCAAAAACCGCTTCAACCTTGCAAAGCGCAGGTCAAGTGCAAGTAGGTGTAAAATCATCTGCTTCTTTGAACTTGTTGGCATCAACCGTGTATTTCCAAGCCGACGGCTGTGGATACAATCCAAGTGGTGCTACTACTTTCACTCAACGCAACATCACCGTTGGTGCTGTAAAAGTTGAAGAAACTTTGTGTCCTAAAACTCTTGAAGCAAAATGGATGCAAACTCAAATTATGGCAGGTTCTCCTACTATGATTCCTTTTGAAGAGCAAATCGGTGGCGAGAAATCTGCTGTCATTGCTGAGAACATTGAGATTGCTATGTGGCAAGGTGACACCGCTAGTGGCAACCCTAACTTGAATCGCTTTGATGGTTTCAACAAAATCATCGCCGCGGCTTCTCCTACATTGGCTAACTCTGCACCTACTACTTTCGCTTCAATCACTAACGCAAACATCGACGATATTCTAGACCAAATCTATGCGAACATTCCTGCTCGTGTTGCTACTAAGAGTGACTTGGTTTGCTTCATCGGTGTTGATGCTTTCAAATTGATGTTGGTTAACTTGAAGAACGCTAACTTGTATCACTATGCAGTAGAAGCAAGTGAAGCAATGGAAATGATTTATCCCGGTACCAATATGAAGTTGATTGCTGTTGGTGGTTTGAGCGGAACAAACAAAATTGTTGCAGGTTCTTTGAGCAACTTCTTTGTAGGTACTGACTTAGCAAACGAAGAAGAATCATACAAATTGTGGTACTCTGAGGACAACGACGAAGTTCGTTTCCGTACCACTTTCAAATATGGCGTACAGGTTGCCTACCCTGCTGAAGTAGTTTATTTCACACTTTAATCAATCGTAAACAATGGCTTGTCTTCTCACTCAAGGTTTCACTCTAGATTGTAAAGATGCAATCGGAGGTATCAAAAGCATCCACTTAATTTCTTGGACTGCTTCAAAATTCACTATTGCGAGTGGCGAAGTTACTGCTACCACCGTAGTAAGTGGTGATGTTTATGACTATGAATTGCCAAAAGGTACAGGCTCAATGACGAACACTACAAACGTGAGCGTCGAGAATGGCACTACTTTCAATCAATGTGATGTAGCATTCAAATTGCGTCGCTTGTCTACAACCAAAAGAAACGAGATGAAACTTCTCGCTCAAGGTCGTACTTACACTATCGTAAAAGATAACAACGACACTTATTGGTTAGTAGGTAACGAGTATGGATGTGATGTGACTGCGATGGTTGCCAACACCGGTACTGCTATGGGTGATTCAAATGGTTACGAAGTGACTTTGTCAGCAATTGAAGCAGAAGCACCCTACAAATTGCAATCTAGCGTAGTGACTGCGTTAGGCATTTAATTGTATATTTGTAGTAGTTCTTGATTTCATATTAGTTTTCAAAAGAGAGAGCGTCGAAAGATGCTCTCTTTTTTGTTACATAGATTTTGCGTTGCTATTTATCTAAGATGTTGACGATAAACAAAGCGCAAACAAAGTATTGGTATTTGACTTTGACAGAGAAAGCAAGTGCGCCTTCATATGTATTTACGTTTACACATCGTCAAACATTCACTCAAGTCGTTGTAACTCTTAGCGACGTATCAACGCATAAAGAACGCTACAATCAATTTTCTTTCACAGAAGGTACAACTGCTACACTTCTAGAAGGAGAACACGAATATAGCGTATCTACAAGCGGTGGTATACTATGCGAAACAGGTATACTCAAAGTAGAAACAACAACATCTTCAACTCAATACACTCCAACACTAACAGAAAAAATCTATACAATATGAGCAATTCAACAAGCATTATGGCAGGTGGCGATGGTTTCAAATACCATAGCGCATCGACCGTGACTAGTGTAGCATATAGCGCACTAGTAGTACAAGAAGACACCGTTTTCACTTCATTCTCAGTAGATGGTACAAACGTACTTTCTGCACGTGGTTTGAGTGGCGTTACTCTTCAACAAGGTGCGTATCTTCCTGCGGGTGGTAGTTCAAAAATCACAGGCTTTGTGATTTCTAGTGGTTCTGTAATAGGATACTAAAACAATGATAGGCGTAGGAATTGGCACTCGAAGCCGTCTATACAAAGGTCAAGGTTGGGATATCGTAAAAGCGTACAAGTCACGCATCACGAGTGATGGTGGTTACTACGAAGGTATCTCTTGTCTATTGCGTAAACTTAACAACTTATGAGCGATTTATTAAGTCAAGCGAGTTTGGTAATGATACCAAGCGGATACAAAGAGGATGTTGTATATTCTGAAATACCCACAAACGGAAATGGCGATTTGTCATTTACCCGTGCATCCAATGGCACGCGCATCAATAGCGCGGGATTGGTTGAGGTTTGCCCGTGGAATTTGTTGCAGAATTCAAACGCATTTAATACCGCCCCGTGGAGTATGAATGTTACAAGTGGACAAGCGGGAAAAGATGGGCAAAACAATGCTTGGTTATTAACGAAAGCGGGGGCATCAACAAGCGATTTTTATAATTCTAATGTTTATGATGGTATTCAAACATTTAGTATTTATGTAAAAAAGGAAACCAACAAGGGGTTCAAATTATATCCAATTGGCACGACAACTCAATATGCAACAATCAGTTTAGAAACGGGTAGCGTAATCAACCAAAGTGGGGGTATTGATTCAATTGTTGTTTCAGCGTATTCGTCTACTTGGTGGCAAATTTCAGTTTCATTGAATATGATTAATTCATATTATTATATTTATGTAACTGATGGTTCGGGTGTACAAATTGCAAGTTCAATCACAATACAAGATGCACAACTCAACATCGGAAGCACCGCCAAACCCTATTTCCCCACTACCGACAGATTAAATGTTCCACGCCTAACATACCAAAATGGCGGGGGCGGGTGTCCGAGTTTGTTGTTGGAGAAACAGTCAACGAATTATTGTTTATGGTCAAATGATTTGACGCAGTCAAGCGCATGGATTGACCAAAGCACAAATACAACAATAACACAAATAACAAGCGGAGGGCCTGATGGTGGTTCGTTTACACGATTAGTTTCAACGGGTAGCGGTTCACAAGGTCGAATAGTTCAAGTGAGTTCAATCACTAACCCAAATAGTGCCACAATGAGCGTGTACCTAAAAGGTAGTGGGGATACTGCATTTGGGTTGTTTATAGGAAATGGA